TACTCTATTCAGAGGTCCATAGAATACGGAATCATCAACTTTATAGTTGACAATTTCAACACCATTGATCAACATACCAGTTGATCCTGGTTGTGTTAGATCTTTGCTACCGTCAGTGAGGTCTTGAGAAAGAGGGAACTTCTTAAGAAGTTTCTGCGGTTGAATTACACTGGTTCTTTGTTCAGCAAGTGTGAAACCATGTGGACCAGATCCAGTTGGATTGAATTTGACATAAGATCCAACAGCAAGGAACGATCTGGACAGTGCTAACTTAATTCTGTTATTGTTTGGAGCTGCCTCCACAAATACAAAGTAACTTCCCGTAGTCAGTCCAATAATTGGAGCAACACCGTCTGCTGGACTGTAGAAGATCTCATCACCAGTGACGAATGGTACAGCATTTTGGAAAGAGATTACATCATAGGAAAGAGTATTGGAATCATAATTCTGAATAGAACCACTTTCAGTAGATGCTACGGAAATTTGAGACTCTGTGGTTACGGGTCTAATCGTATAAGAAGGTAAAGAGTTGGATGTTACATATCCAAACTCATCATTTTCAACATATGTGTTTAAAACATCAGTTGCAAGAACGTTGTTACCTTCAGATAGAGTAGCACCTACACTAACTGCTGTATTGATTCTCTTTCTAATATCGTAAAATCCGTTTGGATTTACGGAAGAATAATCACCAGAACCCAAAGTTACCGCATTATTAGTAAGGTTGATGCTTAAAACTTCAAGATTCTCCGCAGCAATAGTTTGACTTGATCTTTCTACAATATCTACGAAGTCTCCAGATTTCAAACTAGATCTATCAATAGGTGATTCCAGATTAAAAGTAGATCCATTAAAAGAACTTACAAAGTATCTTGCGGATGTATTATAGATCCAAGAGTTATAAAAAACTTTTTTGTAGGATTGATCTTCTTCCTGATTGGATACTACTTGACCCAAATTCTTTACAGAAATGATCGATCCTTCTACAGCAGAAAAAATCTCATCGTCCTGTTCAAGATTACTGAGAACACCAGTAATATTAAATTTGACAGGTTTAGTCAAATCATTGTCTTCAAAAGCATAGACTACAAGGTCTTGTAAGACCTCTGTTCTTGGTTCTATGGCATCTACTATACCAGAGCACCCTAAGAACTGTGTAACGGTCTTGTCGGTGTATGTGACGGTGTTTGTGCCTACCTTAAAGGATCCCGAATTTGGGAATCCGATGGTAGAATCAACTGTAACGACAGAATCACCAGGATTATTGCCACTGATAGTAAAACTACTACCTGGAATTTTGAATTTTCCTTGAATTAGACTTTCATCACCAAATCCAGTGAATAAAGAGATTTTATAGTATGTCTGTACACCAATATCTTCTGTGGTTCCTCTTGTAAAGATCTCAACTTCAGAAATTGGTCCACTTGCTGCACCAATTTTATTTTCAATCTGTGCATCTTGGAAAAGAGTAGTCCCTTGAATTTTTGCGGGATTTCCACTAATAAGTTTGGCAACAATTACATCTCTGCGGATATATTCTGCGTAAGATGGTCTTGAGAGGAATTGTTCCAGGTCAATTACCTTAGATTCCACTCCATAAAGCACTTTTAGGAGAATTTTGATCGATTCTTCCGTGCCTTTTGCTTGGTATAAACTTCTTGCTTCCTTAATAAAGTTATTGACGTTCAAATTTGACGCCAATGGAGTATTTTCTAGACCAGGAGTGTATAATTTCTTTAATTTGTTGTAAAACTCTTTCAAAAAGAGCGCACTGAGATTCTGAACACCTACACCACTTTCATGAGATGCTGCTTCACTAGTAGAGAATACTAAATTCTCTGGATCATTGGTAGCATGGTAGGAAGTAATTCCACTAAATCCGCGGACACATCCAGTAAAGGAGTTGGTTGTTACTCCAGTGTAGGTGATAATTTCATCATCAAGCTTGATAAGACCATATTCAGCAGGAAATCCTTTTGTATTGGTTACAAAGATTTCGGAAGATGTTGACGTTATTCCAGTAGTGACAGTAGACATGCCAGAAATAACATCTGGTGTCAATCTGTCTAGTTTTAAATAGAGGTCTAAATTTTCTGCAATATCTACAGGTCCACCAGGAAATTCCTGAGAAGTATAGTAAGACTGTAGAAAATCAATCGCAAGGGGATTTTCAGAAATTACGAATTCAGGAAGTTGCTTGTCTACTACTTGCTGAATCTTTACTCTAGATTCAAAAACAGAACTGGTGTCTATCATTTTCTACTTAGTTGTCCGTTGGTATAACTTGATGCTACGGGGAATCCGACACCCGAAATTTGTTCACCAGATGCAATGGTGTCTCTTGCCATATTTATGGTGCTATTCGAGATATCCAATTGCAAATACAGGTCTTTTAGACCAATAACATCATTTGACTCTGGAACTGCTTGAATTTCAATAACGTCGTCTGGTTTGACAGTAGATGTGATATTAACAGTGTTAATAATGATTTCACCTTTTACATAATCGACTGCTCCTGCTGCAGGGACTACAATAATAGGACCAGTATCAGATTCTTTTACAATAGCAATAGTTCCAGACAGAAGATCTGTATTTGGAACATCAGTAAAGTATAAAGTGTCACCAGATCCTTGAACCGTGAAACCAGTACTCTTAATATTGTATCCACTAGAGACTACATGGAACTTATTACCAAAACATAGCTCATATTGCGTGAATTGGTTTAGAAGTGCCTTCAGGTTCCTTCTAATGATGACTCTGGTGATATTTGAGGTAACAGCCTCGTTAGTTTCATCAATGACTTTGATTGCTCTGCTATATTTGAATCTCCCACCAAAAGCATTGAGTTCAACAGAGTCAGAATAACTGTTCAAGTTCGCAACTACATCAGATTTGAGTTGAATTGGGTTACTGACCTTACTTGCGTTATAATAAACAGTAGAATTCAGTTCTACAAACAGTAATTTGAGATCTTCGATTCTCTGATTAACCCCAGCAACAGAATATTGCTTCAGATCGGACAAAATCTGTGCTTTTGTAAAATCCGACAAGAATGTGCCGTTTTTGGGTTTGATGCTAAGAACGACAGTGCCGAATTCGGGGGGATCCAGTTCTTCACCACCGACAACAGACACTGATTCCGTATCTGGATAAATTCTTTGCACAATTGCCTCATAATCTCTTGCTGTAACTGCTCTGTATTGGGAAGAATACAGTCTTGGGGCAAAGTACTTGATAGAGTCTAATTCTTCAATGTCAGACCCGTCTTTAGCAGGTTCTACGGTCGTTACAGCAACCGTATTGGATGGTAAGAAGGAAGCACCATTACTATTGCTTACAGCACCAGAGAAGTTGAATACTCTAGGTCCATTTCCAGATGCACCATTGGTAATAATATACGTTACTTCAACAATTGCTTCATTTTCTAATTTTTTACCAAAAATTCCATCACCAAACAGCAATTCATACCTCTCATCTGCTACCTCTTGTAAAAGGAAGATCTCAGATTCTGCGGTAAGGTTTAAAATATTTTCTACTTGTCTATATTCTCTACCAACGGTCTCTTGTGGACCCTTTACAGTCACTCTAATTAGTGATGCATCAATTCCAGGGTTGTCTAAAATAAATCTTTGGTCAACAGAACCGTTAACCACAAAGGAATTCGTTACATATGTACCTTCGTATACATCAACGTTGGTAAAACTAGCTCTTCTTAGACCACTTCCATCAGTAGCAGATCCAGTTAAAATAGCATTTGTAGTAATGCTCTCGGGAATTGAAAAAATTACAGAAGTATTACTTGCGGATCCAATACAAACTAATCCCGCATCCAAAGTTACCGTTGGACTGGTTCCCGTAAACTCAATATTAAAATTTACCCTTGCTCTAGATGATTTTCTTGATCTGGGGACATATCCAACATTTCTTGCTAAAGCAACAACATTCTCTCTAACGGTTGCAGAGTCAATAAATGACTCATTTACCACCATATTGGAGTTAAATGCCGTAATATAGGTATTATATGCTAACGTGTCAATTAGAACGGCAAAATTTGACCCCTCAAAGTCAAAATCCGTAAAATTGCTGTTAGATCTAAGGTAATTTTTAATAGAAACCTTAATTTGATCAAAATCAAGGTTTGTAAACTTAGTTAATGGCATTTATCTCGTTGCCTCAAGAATAAATGAGATTTGTGCTGGTGGTAAATCTTGTCCAACAATATCAAATGCTACTGTTACTTCAAAATTATTGTCATCTGGACGTGGAATGACTGAAATATTCACATTATCAGCTCTTGGTTCATAATTTAGTATAGTTTGTTCAATTTGACTCGTGATAATTGATGCAGTACCATAATCACAGAATCCAAAAAGACTACTTCTTACTTCAGATCCTAAATCTGGGTTGAAGAACCGTTCTGTTGGAATAGTTTCTACCAAATTTCTGACAGATCTTGCAATTGCACGTTCATTTACAAGCACAGGAAGGTCCTTCGTGACTGGATGAGGCACGAAGGACAGTGATATGTCTTTGAATGCTCTAGAACGACGATTTGTAGCCATGAAAAGGCATAATTTTAGACCGTAAACCTATTTATTAGGTTTTCCATAACTTGGCTCAGTGCCATATTCCCAATCATCATAGTCTTCGTCATTACGAATCTCTTCATGAAGCACTGTTTGACGTTTTAGATCGTGAACATGGTCTCCAACAACTTCTCTGAGAAGGTTATCGTCTTGTTTTTTCATAGGTTTTGTCCAGTAGTCGGTAATCAATCCTCTTGTACCCCACATTGACTCCATATAATCGGAATCTCTGTCTGGATAAGGTTGATTTGCCATCTGTTTTCTCCTTTAAGGGGTTTGAACAGAACTTTTTAAGGGGTTGCTATCCCTTATCAACATAAAAACCTTGTCTTAAGTAGTCTGGATCATCAATATATTCGTAATTTTCTAAATTTTGGATTTTTTCACCTTTCCAAAGAGGTATTGCCACTGAATTATTGTATCTAAAATCAGGATTTTGTCGAAAATGTACTTCGATCAACTTATCTCCAATGAATTCGCAGTTGATCCACTCATAATTTCCGACCAAATCTTCTAAAATGGATGGAAATTCTATTTCCTTGTCAATCTTTGACCACTTCATCCACTTATATAGAGGATTATTTGGGTTCCTTTCACCCAAGACCACTAATTCTGACTTTTTATTACGAAAATCAACACTAATGTGCTCTCCTCTAAAGACCTGACACCAAAATTCTGATGGGTGTAGGTCATCAGTCTCTTTATTAATCTTAATAATACGTGCATCACGACCCATACCGAGTAAATTCAGTGATGGACGGACAATATAAAAATCGGGTCTAGGGACGGTGGTTCCAGCAGGACCACACTTATACCCTAAAACCCGACTTAAAAACAGTTTATTGTATACCCAGAGGTCTTTAGGATCTATTAAGTTCCACTCGTCGTTGACCTCTGTAATGTACATTAACCTTTACCTTGACCCCGATACTTCTTCCGTGCCGAGTTACGAGACGTTGCGGAGTATTTAGTGTTCTTGGAATTACCTTGACGAGTGAGTTTTGGTTTACCAGGCTCAAACTTGATACCAGAAATACCGATTTTGCTACGTACTGCCATTGACCTCAATAGTTTCAAAAGTGATTTCGGAGGGGTCTGGCAGACCAGTACTATAATAAGACTGTGCCAGACTCTCCATTTCGTCGAAAAATTGATCCTCAGATAAATTGCTGAGGATCAACGAACCCCGACAGATGATATTATACAACGTCTTGGGTCGTTTTGTCATCAGATCACACGAGTTTTCTCGTGACCGACACGAATGCGAGGATCGCACCAGATCTCATAACCTGCCTCAATGGCATCCAGACAGAACGATACGTCCTCACCGCACATGTCCTGTACCTCACCACTATTGAAGCGTTGCATCTTGGGAGCAAACCAGGGATACTCCATCTTCTCGTTCTCAAACACACCGTGCTTGATCAGAACCCAACCGAAACCAGTGTAATCAACGGTGAAAGGTTTACGACGTTTGGACATCGTTTCATTAGTTTCATGGTTCATGACACCACCATTGTTCTTGAAGTCATCTTCTTCAAGCCAGTGAGCAACGGAAGTGGTTTGTCCATCTTCG